AGAATGGACGAGGTGCGAGAAGTGTTCGGCAAATGGCTAGGAGCAATTAGAAACCTAATGGACGCTATGCCTTCGAGCTTGGCCGCAAGAGCAAATCCCAGCGACCCAGAGTGTGCCAAAAGAGCTATTCAAGAGGGCATCGATCAAATCTTTGTGACCATTCAGAAAGCAGAAGGAGCATTCAAATGAACGAGTGCTTTATTGTTTTGCTAGTAGCAATCGCAATTCTTGGCATAGTGCTTCCATTCCTTGACCGATGAAACGCTCTCCACTTAAACGAAAGACCCCACTCAAGCGAGGTGGGAAACTACGCCGAGTATCTGCAAAGAGAAAAGGCCAGAACGAAGTCTATAAAGATGTGCGAGAGAAATTCCTAACCAACAATCCAGTCTGCCAAGCCTGCAAGTGCAAGATGGCAAGCCAAGTTCACCATAGGCGAGGAAGGTTCGGGGATAGGCTAAACGAGGTAGAGTTTTTCTTGGCGGTGTGCTTTGAGTGCCATCATCAAATTCATATGAACCCCGCTTGGGCATATGCAAAAGATTATTTGGTTAAGAGATGAATCAGATTGATGAGGCCAAGAACTTTGCTCGTCTTTTGTTTGAGCCAAGGGAACAACTTTCAATTCCAGAGTGGGCAGAGAAAAACCTCACGCTTTCGGCTAGGGTTACGAACATACCCGGTGCGTACTCAACAACACTCACGCCCTATGTTCGTGAACCACTAGAGGCTTTTGGCGATGATTCGATTCGTAGGGTGGTACTGGTATGGGGAGCACAAACAAGCAAGACCACAACGATTTTAGCTGGCCTAGCGTATCGAATAGCAGAGCGACCCTGCCCCGCCTTGTGGGTGATGCCGAGCGAACATCTTGCTAGGTCTTTCACGGAAACTAGGTGGTTGCCAATGATTGACGATTGCCCAGCCCTAGCCAAAGAAAAACCAGACAACACGGACAAGATCAAAATCCTAGAGCAACACTTTAAGCGATGCTCGGTATGGTGGGCTGGCACAAGCCCCTCGGCTCTTTCCAGTCGCTCGATTGCCTTATTGTGTATGGATGAGGTGGACAAGTTCCCAGAGCAAGCGGGGTCGGGGCGAGAGGCTAACCCAGTCCAACTTGCAGAGGCTAGAGTCAGCACTTACCCAAACCATCTTATCATAGCAACCAGCACCCCAACAACTGCCGATTCAATCATTTGGAGCGAGTGGCAAAAGGGCGATATGCGTTTCTACTTCGTCCCTTGTCCTCATTGTGGACATAAACAGAAGCTGGTCTGGGGGCAAGTGAAGTGGGATGAAACGGCAAAGATTGAAGATGGAGTTTATGATTTTAAGCTGGTGAAATCCTCGACCTACTACGAGTGCGAGGAGTGCAAGGGCAAAATTACAGACGGACAGAAAACCAAGATGCTTCGAGAGGGTGAATGGAGGGCAACCAACCTCAAGGGCGAACCAGCTAGACGCTCCTATCACCTTAACGGCCTCTATGCCCCTTGGGTTAGCTTTGGAAGTTTGGCGGTAAAGTTTCTGCAAGATAAGCACAATGGAATCATCGGCCTACAAGATTTTGTGAACCGAGTTCTAGCAGAGCCTTGGATGGAACACGAAAGCGAGAAAATGGAAATCGTGGCTGGTGATTACAAGATGGGCGAGGTCAGAGTCAATGAGAAGCTGATTATGTCTTGCGACATCCAAGAAGCGGGGGGCTTTCACGCTTGGTGCGTTGTTAGGGCTTGGGATATTGAGGGCAGATCACGGCTTGTGTGGGCTGGGAGGCTAGAGACTTGGGGAGACATCCAAGCCAAGGCAGAGGAGTTTGGGGTGGAATCAAAGTGCGTTTTCTGCGATTCGGGCGATCAAACCAGAGATGTTTATTATAATTGTTGTAAGAATGGCTGGATGGCTTTGGTCGGTTCAGATCGCACTAGCTTCTCTGAAATTGTGGGGGAGCAAAAACTACAACGCCCCTACGCTCGAATTGCGAATGGCGACCCCTTTAGCGGGAAGGCGGTTCAATCAAGGGCGGGATGGAAGTGGAAGTTCTGCCCAGTATGGCGTTGGTCGAATCCATCCATCAAAGACATCCTCTCCAACCTAATCAAAGAACCCGGCTACATAGCTCTAGACACCCCTGATGTTTGGCGAGTGCATATTGAAGCAGAGGTGAAGGTAAGAGTTAAAAATCCTATGACTGGAAGGGAAAGGCTTGTATGGAAGCAAGTTGGTAAGCACAATCATTTGATGGACTGTGAATGTATGAACATCGTTGGTGCGGCACTTTATGGGCGATTGAAAGTCTCACCCGCAAGTTTGACAGAGGAGGTTGAGAATGGCGAAGGGTGATTTTATTGGGCTACCCCTCACCACCCTAACTTCTCTGCGTGATAAATATATCACTTGCCTCGAAGCGATTGCGGTGGCGGGTTCAAGCTATTCGATAGCTGGACGCTCTTTTTCTAGGGCGAATCTCGGTGAGGTAAGAGATACGATTGCGGAATTGACCCTAGCCATTCAGCAAGCAACTGGTGGAAGGATTCGCACCACCTATGCAAAGTTCGGCCCTGCTCGTTCGCTTGGGATGATATAAGTGAAGAAGGTTGAGTTAAATTTAATTGATAAGGCGATTGCCTTTGTTAATCCGCAAGCCGCCGTTGAGCGTTTGGCATCTAGGGCAAAGCTCACGGCATTTGAATATGATGCAACTCAATACAATAGACAGAGGAGAGGCCCGTCCTCTTTGTCTGGTGCAGAGGGTTTCCGATCTAACTATGACCGAGTAGAATTGCTAAAGCGTTCTAGGGACTTGGCAGAGAATGTTGGCCTTGTTCGTGGCCTATTGATGAAGTTTGCCAGTCATTGTGCGGGGAACATTTCTTACCAAGCAAGAACAGAAAGCCCCAAGGTCAATAGCGATGTTGAGGCTTATTGGAATGAATGGTGGGATAAATGCGATTTGTCTGGAAGGAATACTGGCTCGTTCCTAATGCAAATCGCTATGATGTCGATGCTCCGAGATGGCGATTTCCTTTTTGTTTTAGTCAGAACGCAAGATGGAACTTTGAAATTACAAGGAATTGAAGCTGACAGACTTGGCGACCCTAACCGCACATACACCAGCCTGAACCTTATCAGCGGCATTCATATCGACCAAGAAACTGGCTCGCCAGTTGGATACGATATTTATCTTCGCACTTACGGTAACGCCTATATTTTCCAAACAACCGTACCAGCAAGCCAAGCGTTCCACTTGTATGACCCGCTTCGTATTGACCAGTATCGGGGAATCTCTGCTTTCCACACGGCAATCAATGATTGTGTGGACATCTACGAGATAATTGCTTCGGAGAAGATGGCGGCTAAATATGCAAGTTCACAAGCTGGCATTATTAAGCGTAATAACAACAATGCCTCGGATTTATCAACGCTCACAAATGACCTAAACGCTGACAACCAAGGCATCAAACTTGAAACGATTGAGCCGGGCAAAGTCAGCTACCTCGAAGTCAATGAAGATATTATTTTCCCAGATGGGCCGAGCCGTCCCTCTGGTGCGTTTGCGGAGTTTCACAAGATTCTTTTGCGAAACATTTGTATGGGTGTGGGCATTCCTTATAGCTTTGCCGTAGACCCATCCTCAATGTCTGGCCCAACAGCTAGACTCGAAATGCAACAAGCTGGACGCACTTTCCGCAGATACCAGAAGCTCCTAGAGGATAGGGTTCTTCGCCCCCTAAAGAACATTGTAATTGCAGACGGAGTTGCAAGGGGATTGATTCCAAATAACCTTGGCGGTAAAAGCACCAAGGGGATTTTTAATTTTGGAGCGAATGTCTCAATAGATTTAGGTAGAGAGAGCCAAGCCAATATAGCCGAGTTTCGAGCAGGTCTAACTAACGCTAGCCAAATTTACTCGGAGAAAGGACTCGATTTTGAAAGCTCAATTAGGCAAAGAGCATTAGAGGCCAAGCTAATAGATGATCTAGCAAAACAATATGGGGTTCAACCCAACGCAATTTCCGATACGGTTCTTGGTTCTATTTCACAACCTTCACAAGACCAAACACAAGCCGGCGACCAGACAACCCCACAAGCAGATCAAACCTATGTGGCAGATCAAGCACTCAATGGGGCGCAAGTCGCATCACTTATTCAAGTTATCAATGCAGTCGCTTCTGGCGCAATCTCCAAGGAAGGTTCTGTTTCTATCATCACCGCCGCTTTCCCATTCATTTCATCAGAGGAAGCATCAAAGATTGTGGAAGGAATCAACATTGGAACAATCGCTCCATCTACAAAAACCCCCACACCTACGCAAGCTATTCCAGAAAAGATGGAAGATGAGCCACAAGATGAAAACGCAGTTGTTGTTGTCCCTCCGATTAAAGAGCAAGACACAGCAAGTCGAACAACTGGAAGCGATGGAGATATTGATGTTGGAGAGGAGCGTGAGCCTACCGAAAAAGGAGCAACCGAGGATACACAGAAGATTGGTGGAAAACAGATTGATAACAACCTAGAGGAACTTTCCAAGCTAGATAACAAAAGCGTTAAGATGCTTATTAGCGGAATACTCAATGCTTGTGAGCTTGGCAAGTATTCAGACATTGATTTTACGCCCCCACAAGGGGCTAGGGATGCGGCTAAACGAGCATTGGAAGTTCGAGGCGAGAAACCATCAAGCCAGAGAGGAATGACCTCTGTGGGCATCGCT